TCAGTCATTTTTTATTCTATAAATATACACTAGTTGCGTATATATGTCAATATTTATGTGCGTATAAAAAGGGGCAAAATAAAGTCGTATGGCTAGTATAGAACAGATAATAAAAGACCTAGAAGATTTAGCCGGTAAAGGCGGAGTATCTGGTGGTAGTGGTGGTAGTGCTGATCGTAAGAAAGCGGCCGCATTTGCCAAAGAAGCCCTTAAAAACTCAAAAGAATTTAACAAACTAGACAAGAGAAGAATTGACCTAGAGATCAAAGCACTGAAGATAGCACAAGGTCAATACAAGTACGATCAAGACGAGTACAAAGTCATTGGCGAGTTAATTAAATCAAAAGAAAAATTAATTGTTTCTAATGAAAAATTAATAAGCGTAACCAAGAAAGTCGGTGAGTCATTTGTAGGACTAGGCAAAGCGGCTCTCAGAGGTTCGGGTAATATTAGTGATTTTACAGACAACATAGTTGGTTTAAAAACTGTTGGAAGAGCGTTAGACACAAACATCGAAACGTTTAGACAACTTTCACAGGTTGGTGGTAACTTTGGAAAAAGTATTGTTGATTTAAGGTTAGCGGCCAGAGATGCGGCATTGCCGTTGGACGACTTTGCCAAACTGGTTGCAAATAACTCACAGAATTTAGCGGCACTGTTTGGAAGCACAACACAAGGTGCAAAAGCGATTGCAAACCTTGGGCGTATCACTAGAGAAGTTGGAATAGAGCAATTAGCACCATTAGGATTTACCGTTGACGAAATAAACGACACACTATTATTAAACTTAGACTCTCAAAGAAGAACAGGAATTTTAAATCAGTTAACTGACAAGCAAAGAGTAAACAGTGCAATTAACTTTGCAGAAGAACTAGATAGACTGGCTAAACTTACAGGTCAACAGAGAGACGAACTAAGAAAACAAATCGAACAACAACAAGCCAATGAAAGATTCCAAGCATTCTTGCAAGGCGCAACAGATGAAGCACGTCAAAGACTTCAGGCATTTGCAGGAACAGTGGCAGGTATATCACCTGATCTAGCAGAAGGCTTCCAGGACTTGATTGCTAACGCAGGTGTTCCAGTAACTGAATCAGCACTGGCACTGGTACAAAACATTCCAGGTGCTAGAGATGTTGTAAATGATTTGATTTCTGGTGTAACAACTAGTGAACAAGCACTTGTTAAAATTAGAGATTTATCATCAGGTAGTGTTGATAAATTTAGACAAGCCACTGTTACCGGACAGGTAGAATTTTTAAGACTGCAAGGCGGAATTATAAATTTAGGTAGAAGAATAACAGACACAGGTTCTGTGATGAACGAACAAAACAAATCAGCTACAAGTCTAGTGCAAGGATTAACAACATTTGAACAAGCAACCAAAGTACTGTCAAGTCAGTTCCAATCAATTGAAACAAGTTTATTGCAATCTTTTGGCCCGGCACTGGGCGGATTTATGGGAATAGTACAAAGCACATTCGGAGCAGGTGGTTCAATTGCTACCATGTTAGCAAAAAGTCCAGCCACAACGGCTACTGTGTTAGCAGGAATACTAACAGGTAAATTCTTGTTTAACAAAGCGGGACAGATAGGAATAATTGCCGCAGGTACTGCCATAGGTACAGGCAGAGGCATGGGCGGAATATTAAAAAGTTTAGGCATGGGCAAACATGCAGGCAAAGTGGCAGGAGCCGCGAAATTTGGAGCCAGCAGAGCTGTACCAGGACTAGGTGCGGCAATAGGAGTTGGTTCAAGTTTATCCATGATGGCCAGCGATGACAAGGATACACAAAGACAAGGACAATTTGGATTAGGCGGTGCGGCGGCAGGAGCGGCCACTGGTGCACTTATTGGTTCAGTTGTTCCTGTTATAGGAACTTTAATAGGTGGATTAATAGGAGCAGGGTTAGGAGCCGCGGCAGGACAGTATGCAGGTGCTAAAGAATTTGGCGGCGGAATGGACGGCGGTAGACCATACCTGGTTGGAGAAAATGGACCAGAGATTGTTTCCACAAAATCCAACAGTACAGTATCAGCAAACAAGAATTTAGAAAGCACATTTAATACAAAAGGTTTGGAAAACAAGATGTCATCTATGATAAGTGAACTAAACTCAGCCAACAAGACCTTAACAAGTATGGTAAATGGCGTAAATACGCTTGTAGCAGTTGAAAGCAGAGCCTTAAAAGCAGTTGAAACGTCAGCTCGTAAGGATATGAATCAAGTAGGCATGGTTTAGGTTGCTCTAATGAATAAAACAGTATAATATATTACTATGGCTTGGAAAAAATACTTTAAAGACGCAAACATGTCTCCCATATCAGGGGAGAAGGTACCTAACTTTGCAAAAAGAAACTACTCATCATATCTACCTGATGTGTATACAGGACACCCTAACAGAGTTCAACGATACTTTCAGTATGACCAAATGGATTCAGACAGTGAAATCAATGCGGCACTGGACATCCTAGCAGAATTTTCAACACAAACAAATACAGAAAATGAAACACCATTTGATATTGTATTCAAAGACGAGACCACAGAACATGAAGTAAAACTTTTAAAGAAAGCACTTCAACAATGGACATTTGCTAACAAGCTAGGCAAAAGAATTTTTAGAATTTTTAGAAATGCATTAAAATACGGAGATTGTTTCTTTGTAAGAGACCCAGAAACAATGAAATGGTTGTATATCGACAATGCAAAAGTTGACAGAGTTGTTGTTAATGAATCAGAAGGTAAGAAACCTGAACAATATGTGATCAGAGACATCAATCCAAACTTACAAAGATTATCAGCTACACAAATTACACCAAATCAAACTTACGGTGGAGCAGGTGGCGGTGGAGCAGGTGCAGGTATGGGCGGTCAAGCATACGCCAACCAAGGTGCATCAAGTTCTATGTCAGGATATGCTGGCGGAAACGCAGGTGGTAGATTCTACAAAACAATGAATGCATACAACATTAATGCAGAACATGTTGTACATATGAGTATGTCAGATGGAATGGACAACTTATTTCCATTTGGACAATCAGTGTTAGAACAAGTTTTCAAAGTTTACAAACAAAAAGAACTACTAGAAGATGCAATTATCATTTACAGAGTTCAAAGAGCACCTGAAAGAAGAGTGTTCTATATAGATGTAGGAAATATGCCTACACACTTGGCCATGCAGTTCGTTGAGAGAGTTAAAAATGAGATCAACCAAAGAAGAATTCCAAGTACCTCAGGTGGACAGAACATGGTCGACGCAACTTACAACCCAATGTCAATAAATGAAGATTATTTCTTCCCACAGACAGCAGAAGGTAGAGGATCTAAAGTAGATACACTGCCAGGTGGTACTAACTTAGGAGAAATTGACGATTTAAGATTCTTCACAAACAAATTATTCAGAGGTTTAAGAATTCCAAGTTCATATTTGCCAACAGGTGCAGAAGATGGCGGACAAAGCTTCAATGATGGTAGAGTTGGAACTGCTTACATACAAGAATTAAGATTTAACAAGTACTGTGGTAGATTACAGTCAATGTTAAACCCAACATTTGACGAAGAGTTTAAATTATGGATCAAAGGCAAAGGTTACAACATCGATAACAGTATGTTTGAGCTTAAACTAAATCCACCACAAAACTTTGCGGCATACAGACAAACTGAAATGGACCAAAGTAGAGTAAACACATTCACAGCAGTTGCAGACTTACCGTATATGAGTAAAAGATTTGCACTAAAAAGATATTTAGGTTTAAGTGAAGAAGAGATGGCAAGAAATGCTGAACTATGGGCAGAAGAAAACAATGTACCACAGAAAAAATCTAGTAAAGCAAACCAATTAAGAGGCGGTGGAGTAACACAGTCGGGCATATCAAGTGACTTAGATCAGTTTGAAGAGCCAGTTGCAGATCCAGAAGCACCAGAACCAGGCGGAGCACAACCAGGAACACCAGGAACAACACCAGGTGGAGCCGCAGGTGGTGGGTCAGGCCAGGGTGGTAGCGGACAAGTTTAAGGTTAAATACGATTATGAAACTATTTGAATTCTTTCAATACACAGCAGACGGGTTTGAGCAAGACAAAACGTATGAACCTGAAAGTGATATCTCTGTAATGGATTCAACAGACACTAGAAAAACAAGATTAACATTAAAACAAATCAATTCAATGAGAATGGCATCAGAGGCCCACGATGCACAGCAAAAAGAAGAAGCAGTATTCACACAAAAGATGTATGGACAACCTGCAGGAACCGACGATCTAGCATTATAGCATGGCGGAAGTAGCTTTCGTATTAGGGAATGGTGAATCTCGAAAGGGCATAGAAATCAACGATCTAATGGAACAAGGCAAAGTGTATGCCTGCAACGGTGTATACAGAACACACACTCCAGATTATCTCGTAGCAGTGGATCCCAAGATGATGTTAGAGATTGCAGAAACTGATTATGTGTTACATAATAAAGTGTGGAGCAATTTTAATGTACAATATCAAAAAAACGAAAAGATAATGAACCATGTACAATGGTTTAAACCTAGTCTAGGTTGGTCTAGCGGTCCTACTGCATTAAAAATGGCTTGTGATCACGGACACAAGGACATTTATATACTTGGATTTGATTACAAAGGACACAAACAGGACGACAAAGGTAATTCTTTCAAGTTTAACAACCTATTCAAAGATACACGTAACTACAAACAAAGCAAAGACGAAGCAACGTTTTACGGCAACTGGATGAATCAAACCAAAAAATGTTTACAGGACTATCCAGATACACAGTTTCACAGAGTAATACCCACAGGATGGTTTCGCCCCAACGAGAATGAGTGGAACGGCAAGATAAATCATCCCTCAACTGAAGAATTTCTATCTAAGTTCGAGTTACAAATTAAAATCTAACAAAAATACACCTTTTACACCACTTTGGTACTGTTTTTGCATATTAGATGTAAATACAAACACTTATAAGTACAAATCGACAATAAACAAGGAGCACGTGTAATATGTCAAACAATAAATTTGAATCATTGTTAGAATTACTAATCAATGAAGAAAACGATAAAGCAGAAGCTTTATTCCACGAGATCGTAGTAGAAAAATCAAGAGATATCTACGAAAATTTAGCAGACGAAGAAGTAACTGCTGAAGCAAAAGAAGAATCAAAAGACGACGCTAAAGAAGAAGTTAAAGAAACTGAAGCATCAGAAGAAAAGAAAGTAGATGAAACTACTGACGAAGCTAAAGATGAAGAAGTTAAAGAAACTGAAGTTGCTAAAGACGAGAAAGTAGACGAAGTTGTTGAAATCGAAGACGAAGCTAACGAAGAAGAGTCAATCGAAGAAGTTGGTGGCGACGCTACTGACGATCTAGTTAAAGACATCACAGGCGATGAAGAAGGCGCTATGGCACCAGATGCAGACATGGACAAACCAGAAATGGATCCAGAAGCAGATGCAGAAGGCGATGTTGAAGACAGAGTTGTTGACTTAGAAGACGCTTTAGACGAACTAAAAGCAGAATTCGAAGCTATGATGGGCGGCGACAAATCCGGTGAAGAGAAAGAAGAAGAATCTTTAGCACCAGCTGTTGCACCTGAGTTAGCAGAAATTCCTATGGAAAGCAAAGAAGCAAAAGAAACTGTGAAAGAGTACAAAAATCCAGTTAAAGCGGACACTGCCGACCATTCAGACAACAAATCATCACCGGTAAACACCAATGTTAAATCAGCAGGTGGTACAACGGCGAACATAGCGAAAGGTTCTGCAGAAGAAAAAGGCAGACCAGCACCAACATCTGCAAAGATGACTGATGCTAACACTGAGCACAAAATGAAAGAAGTAAAAGTAGACCACAAAGATGGTTCTGATGCTTCCGGAAAGAAAAGCCCAGTAGCTTCAAAGTAATTGTTGTTTAAACAGGAGATCGAAGGATGACTTCATTGTACCTAAGAGAGAATCTAACTTTTAACGAAGCCAGAGTACAGATTTTGCACGAGAACGACGGCAAAGATTTGTACATGAAAGGTATCTGTATTCAAGGTGGGATTAAAAATGCTAATCAGAGAGTTTATCCAGTGCAGGAAATTGCGAAAGCAACTAAAACACTGAATGATCAGATTAGTTCAGGATACTCTGTATTAGGTGAAGTGGATCACCCAGATGATTTAAAGATTAATTTGGACCGTGTGTCCCACATGATTACAGAGATGTGGATGGACGGACCAAATGGATACGGTAAAATGAAAATTTTACCAACACCAATGGGCCAACTTGTCAAAACTATGTTGGAATCAGGTGTGAAACTAGGCGTATCAAGTAGAGGATCTGGAAACATGTCCGAGTACGGAAGCGGCGAAGTTTCAGACTTTGAGATCATCACAGTTGATGTTGTGGCTCAACCTTCGGCACCAGGTGCTTACCCCACGCCAATTTACGAACACCTAATGAATACAAAGGGTGGTAATATGGCAAAAGGTTTGGCGGCTGAAGTTAGAAATGATGCAAAAGCACAGAAGTTCCTCAAAGAGGCGTTAACAAACATAATAAAGGACCTAAAATAATGATTGATGCAATATCAAAATTGGTTGAGTC